AATTAAGCCTGTGCGAGTGTCAATCAGCGGCACTCGCGGTGGCGTGATCGGCGTTGGCGTAGCGTTAGGGCTAGGCATTTGTTGGACTCAGAATAAGTTCTGCGCCCATGATTGCAATTTTCACAGGATCAGTGGCAGACACTTCATAAACTCGGTCACGCAACTTGGTGGTCATGCCTAGACGGCGCCAGATTACACGTTTGTAATACTGGCCAATCTTGCCCATGGATGTCCAATGTTCGTTTGACCATGTGTGGCCACCATCGTCTGAAAAGCGGAGCATGACTTGTGGGTCATATCCTGGTGTGGCAAGATAGGAATTGGTGACAATTTCATAGCCCGTAATGTCAGTATCTGATAGATCAAACTGACCCAAAGGTTCAAAACCATCCCCTGCCTCAGTGGTCAAGATGTCGCCTGACTGAGTAGCTAAGTATGTTTGCACATATTCGGCCACAAGATTTAACCCCGACTCAGTATCTATGTTTTCACTGTCATAGCCGGGCAACGCATTTAAACCAACGCCAGACTCGCAATCCAATTGCAACATGTGCTGGGTTGTGCGTTTGAGGGTGTTAGTGCCAGTCGGCAATGCACGCCATGAGCGCAGCCACTTCTGGATGCTGCCATTGTCAGAATAATCGTCTAAGTCAAACGCATAGATGTTGCCGTTTTGAAAGTCGCCAATTACAATCTTGTTGTTAAACGCCATCTGGCAGTTACCACGGTGACGGGTAAATTCGCCATTGGAAAAGCCTGCACGCTCATGCCAGGCTTGTGTGGCAGCGTCATAGACCCATGTGGTGTTGGCAGTAGGAAAGACCAAGACATAAAAGCTGTGGCCGTCTTGCTGGTATGTGTAACCAATGGCATCCGACATGTCAGCGTACTGCTGAATTTGCCATTCAACAGCGTGGGTGGAGATTCGCACACCAGCATAACCATTTGCACGGTAGACGATACCCTGACCACGGCGGTCACGGCCAAGCCAGAACAGGCCGTTGTCCATCTTAGCAACCGAGTAAGGGGCAGCGCACCCTAACTCGTTAAACGCGCCTTGGATGCGTTGCAGAGGGAAGTCTGTGGCGCCAGAGTCAAACCAGACCTCAATTGAGTTAGTGCCAAAAGCCCACACCTCGCGGAAGTTAGACGTTACGGCTAACAGACCGTCAGGCGAGCCTTCGGTGCTAACAAACTCTAGCGGGTCAATGGATGTGCCGTCTAGCAGCTGTGTTACCCACATCAACTGGCTGTTTGGCTGGTTGAACACAAAGTAGCCGTCCAGATAGCAGACAGTCACCGCGCCTGGGAAGTCAGGATCAGTGATCTGGCCAAAAGCGTTTGTGGTGTTGTTGTAAATGTAGCTAGGGCCATTAGCTGCAATAAACAATTGCGTGCCGTTATCAGCCAAACTGACGGGGCCAATACCGGCCACCGTGCCAATTAACGTGGCCGCATAGGCATTGTCAATCTTGTAAAGCTGAGTGCCTGACACGACAAAGCCAATGCCGTCTTGGGGCGAGAACGCCCATAAACCTCGGATCGGGCCAAGGCCAATGGTGTTGAGTAACTTTAGGCCAGGGGCGCGGTTCAGGAACGCAGGCTCTTTACCCGCCTCGGGAACAATCTCAGGAAAAAGGTTGACCATCCGAGCGTCTGCCGCATTGACAGACCGCGCTACATAAGTAGAACCTAAAATTGGCGTTTTCATGTTAGACGTAACTTGGATACCACTTGGTTGTCGTTACATCGTAGGTCATTGTAAGTGCCCTACTAACAACTGCTGTACCAGCCACAGCAATGTTTCCTGCTGTTGTCCAAGTAAACGCGCCAGTAGGAATTAATGTAATCGTACCCCCACCAGCAGAAATTGGCGCGGCTGCTGTGATGGTTACCACTGCCGTTGTTCCGGAAATAAAAGTAATTTGTTTGGTTGGCGCAATTGTTGTTGCGCTTGCAATTGTTGGCGCGGCAGCGTTTGTTGCGTTAAAACTGCTTAATACAAGACTTGTGCCTGTAGCCGCGCCAATATTGGGTGTAGTCAATACCATGCTTGTACTGGTACAAGCACTAATGTTGCCGCTTGCAACAGTACCAAGCGCAGGCGTAACCAATGTTGCATTGGTAAACAACAGCGCGTTGGTGACTTGTTTAGTTGTGCCTGATTGCACAATTGGCAAGACATCAGTAACGGCAGCAGCAGTAGCAGTGGGAAGGGAGGTAATTGCAATGGTGGCCATGTTAGTAGTTTCCTGCGTAAATGTTGAATCGTTGGCGGTTAGCGACTAATGCGTAAGGCAGTGCCATCACATCATCTGGGTTGTTGATGCGCTTCAGGTCACGCTTAGAAGTCATCGCAATGCGTTGCACTTGGGGGCTTGGCTCAACACCAAACTCAGGGGCAAATTCCATGGCCAAGTTGTATGTAAACGCACGCAGGTAGCCTGGTGGGTAGTACAAAACCGTGGACAAGTTAGCTGGGTTGTTCAACTCTTGCACCGACACAAAGTGAAACTCCAAGTCCTGCGTGGGCCTTGGATAGACGTACATTTCAATATCAGGGAACGTCATGTTGACCCACATCACTTGTGGGTAAGTAGACGTTACGGTCTTAACAGCAATACCGTTGTACTGCTGTTGATTGATAAACTTGATGCCATATGAGACATTGGTGGGCGCTCTGAAGTATGTAGAGTCGTCAAGCAAAATAGGGCGGTTACCTACAAAGTCACCAGTTGGGCCAAGAGTGCGACTAATAAAACTTGCAGGCCATGTAAAGACTTGATCTTGCGTAGAGAACACAGACAAACGTTCTGTGTTCCAACTGTCGATCATTTGATTGAGCGCCATCAAGGCGTCTTGAGAAGTAGCCGCAGAGGGCGTCTCACCTTCAGCAAGCACACCGAGAAGCCGAAGGGCACGGTCAATTTGTTGGCCAGCGGTGTACGTTGTCATGCTTAAACCTCCTCAGTAATCACTTTTCTACGGCGCTTAACTTCCAGCACGTTCACAGGAGCCGCTTCAGGTTCAGAAAGCGTGTCTGGATTGTAGCGTGTCCAGCCATTTTTTTCATCCATTTCAGCCTCTAAATCCATGGTTGCTATTTTGGCGCCATGAACAGGGTGAGTCAGAGTAATGTTCATAATTTAAGAATGGGGGTGATTAGCCCCCATTTGGTTAGGATGCTACCAATGGAACAGAATACCACTGGGTAGTGGAAGATGCTACCAACAACGAACTGGTAAGGTTTGTTATGCTATATGCACCGTTAGCCGCAACTGCATTGATCGCCCCACCAGTAGCGGGATAAATCTTCAGCGCTCCAGCAGCAGTGTTTTTAACGATAATTACCATACCAGCTACCGCCGTAGGCAAAATCACACCTTTAGTGCCATCTGCTGCCGAAACAACATTGATACCTTCAGCTAGTGCAGCAGCATCGCCTTGAGTACTACCCGCCGCCGCAACAGCAGCAACAGGAAGGCGAATAGCGCCGGTTACGGTCGTAGCGGTTACCGTTTGCAACGCTGACGCGCCGGTAACGGTTACGCTATCAAATTCAGGGTCGCTATACGCGACGCCTACAGCTTTTGTATTAGGCATAATTTTTTTCCTTTAAAAATGAGGGCCGAAGCCCCCATTTAAGTTTAGGCAATACGATACAAAGTCCAAGAGCCTTCGCCGGTTTTACGGGCGAGGAAACGGGCGGATGTGCTTTCTAGCGCAACCATGTTTCCAACCAAAGTCCAACCCGTGCCTGCGGCAAAAGTGACTTGATAAGCAGAATCGACAACCACGATTGCAAACTCAAACGCAGCGTTTATTTTGGCAGCGCTGCTGACATCAGCTTCCAACAAAGCCACGGTGGGCAAAGTTGCAGTGATGTCGGCAGCAGAGTCGCTGGTAAACAAACCATTTGCCAATTGAGCAGCGGTCAAAGTTACGTCAACAGTCAGGGCCGTAGGTGCGCCTTGAACAAACAGTTGTGCTTCACCGACGTTGCCGTCGCCAAGCTGGTAGCCACCAGCACCATTAGGTAATGCCATGATAATTTCCTTTAAAAGATGTTACGAAAAACGGGGCCGAAGCCCCATTAAATTAGCCCCAGATGCGGCAGCCCATTTGTGG